CTTCATATAATCTAATTCCAGGAAACAAATCTTTATGCATTTAAATCTCTAATATATTGAAGATTTGCTTTATAAGGCGTTGGCAAATCTTTAAGCCTTGACTCTTTTTCATCTGTTGAAATATTAGAAAAGAAAGCAACGATTGTATATCTTGGATTTCCTTCTCCGATATCAGAAATGCGGTGTTCGTAAATATATGCAGATGGAAAAAGGAATAATTGTCCAGCCTTTGGTTTTAGTTTAACATTAAAATGGATAAATTCAAGTTCTCCACCCTCATAATCATCATTTGGATAATAAACCATAGAAACAGTTCTTGGAGTTCCATATGAATCATCTGGATGCATGCCAAAATAATCTCCTACTGCAAATTTACTAATTCTCCACCATTCACGACTTTGTGGGTCTAAATCATAATGCCATAAATATGAATCAATAACATCTTCAAATTGATCACACAATAAAGGATCTCTATCCCCATCTCTTGGACTCTTAATCCAAGTGCTTACACCTTGTTTGCCAACTTCTTTTGGAATTGCATTACCTTCAGCATCAAACAAATAATCTTCTCTTTCAAACTTACCTTCGGAATCTAGGGTCTTCATAAAATCTAAACCACCTCCCCAAACATTATCATAAATATGTATGCCTGGTGCTGCAAGGGTATATTTATATTTGTTGCCCTTACGACTAGTTGTTGTTAAATCGTTTTTATCTGCTAACTTGCTTGGATCCATTATTCCTCTTTCTGTTGGATATTACAATTATAGCATATTGTGTTATAATTACTATACCTGCCCAAATGGGGGGTAAATTAAATATTCCGTAGATTGGCAGTCCTAAGGGATTTACTGAAACGGATACTCGATGAAAAGAGAGTCAGCAGGCTGAAACCCGTGGCTGATAGACCTGAGCAGTAGTCTATAAACTGCTCACCTTGACTTTCTGGTATCATTCATGTATACTTATAATATAACCGATTGGAGTAAATATGATCAACGCATTATTTTTAATTTCGTCTTTTGTTATGGGGTATATTGTTTGCTATATTCACATGACTTACGGCGTAGACCAAGATGAGTAGAACATTGGTTTGTCCTATTTGTAAAAAAGAATGGGAACTTCGTTGGGGCATTATGGGAAATGAAAGTCTAAATAAACATAAAAAGGAGCACAAATAATGGCATGTACATGTGGTTTTTCAACAGATTATCCTAATTGCAATGGTACGCATAAAACTGTAAAAATGGTTAAAACAAAAATTTTGCAAAAAATTAATGAAATTGAGTTTGATTCAGAAGAAACCAAGGCTATTGTTTTAAAGTCTATTTCCGAGTTGTAATGAATAAATTTGTTCATGTTTTAGGTTCTGGTATTCAAAATATAAAAATTGTTGAAAACTTTATGTCAAAAGAAGATCATCAAACAATTTTGAATTATTTAAATGAAATGTCAACAATTAGACCAAAAGAAATAATGCATTGGCGTATGGGGGATGATGGATTCCGTCCACCAGAAGATATTTTAAAACTTTGTTATGACTATTATTTTAAAGTTGTTGAAATGGCAAAAGAACAATATAAAACAAATTTTAAAAACAATAAAAGAAAGCGTCTTACTTTTACCATTCATGCAGTTGGTTCGTCTTCAGATCCACATACCGATATTGTTGAATCTGTAAAAGATCCGCAAGAACCAGGAGGTAAAGAATTTATAGGGTGGAGAGATGGTTGGGATGGATATTTGGCTTGTAATATATACATTAATGATAATTATGAAGGAGGACAAGTTTATTTTCCAGAAATTCCATATGAAATTAAACCAGTTGCAAATTCATTAGTTATGTGGGCTGGTAATAAAAACTATATACATGGAGTAAAAGATCCTTTAACTGCAAATAGATATACGTGGACAACATGGATAAAGTTTAAAGATTTTGAACAATATAATTAAAATCTAGCACCAGTAGCCAAGTTGGTTAAGGCCCCGAACTCATAATTCGGTTATCATAGGTTCAAGTCCTATCTGGTGTACTAATCTCTCATGGTGTAACGGTAGCACAGAGGCCTTTGAAGCCTTTAGTTTTAGTTCGAGTCTAGATGAGAGAGCATTACCTTCTAGGCCTACTAAACCTCTGTAGTTCAGTGGACAGAACGATGGACTTCTAAGCCATGCGTCGCAGGTTCGATTCCTGCCAGGGGTACTCGGCGAGTGTTGCATAATGGTAGTGCACCATCCTTCCAAGTTGGTTGTGCCAGTTCGATTCTGGTCACTCGCTCAAATATTTCATAGGTCCTTTAAACCCTATGCCAATGCTATATCTTAATCCTGGTTGCATTTCTAAAACAGCATGTCTAAATTTTGATTGATAAATTAAAATATCTCCAGATTTTGGTTTATAGGTAATGTCTTGATCGGGAAAAGTTATTTCTCCTCCTTGATAGTCATCATTAATATAAAACATACAAATAAAATTATTTTTATTCTCTTGTTTATCATCTTTGTGAATTCCCATATCGCCAGATTCTAATTTTGAAACAGTGATAAAATTTTTTTTAAAAGTCATATTATCAATATTATATTTTTTCATATAAATTGCAATAGGTTCAAAAACAACTTTAAGAAAATTAGATCTAAGTTGAATAGAATATTCATTGTCTAAATCATTTAAAAAATTTGGTAATTCCATTGTAAGATGTGGCCTTCTATCAACCTTTTTAAAAGGATAAACTTGAGATGCACTTTCTATTAAATTTACCCAATCTTGTTGGTTAATATTAATATTAAACTTAACTATTTTATCTGCTAAAAATTCCATTCTTCTCCAAATAATTTTTTGTGATTTATACCATTATATATAAATTCTTTGTAATCTTCATATTTTATTACATTGGGGTCTATCCACCAATCTTCATATGCAATTGTTAAAAATGTTAAATCTTCGACAACTAATTCATACCCTAAATCTTTTAATATTTTTTGAGATTCTTGTTTATTTAATTTATTGTCATATCCATTATGTTCATACGTTATGACTGAAAAGCGATAAAGATCCGTTGGAAGGGCCTTTAAAGCCTTTAAAGTGTCTTCTGCTGGGTGTATATCCATCTGAAGATAGTCTATTTGTTTTGGCACATTGTTTAATTTAAAATAGTTTAAATAGTCAAATGTAATTGCGTTTTCACAAATTGTTTTATTTTTTCTTATTTCATTATATTTATTTGCACGATTTAAATCGATTTCAAATGAAATTCCAGACCAATTATATTTTGTTTCAAGCAAGTATGTATTGCTATTTTTTATGGGCCAACCACCACCAATTTCTAAATAAAAACCATTTTGTTTTTCTTTTAAAACATTTAAAACAAAGGATTCTTGATGTGCTTGGCTATTACTTTGTTTAAAATTTTTAATCATTATTTTTGTGTCCAGAATAAAGATAGAGTATATCTAATTCCAGACTCAACTTTTTTTACACCATGCATGTGTTCAACGTCACCTTTAAATGAAATTATAGTATTTGTAATTGGTTTAATTTCTAAATTATGTTGAGGAAAATATAATTCTCCACCAACAAAGTCTTCGTTTAAATATATTAAACTAGAAAAATGTTTTGTACTAAAATTCTTTTTAAATTGATCAATGAATTCATCATTCATTCCATGTTCATATAATGGACTTTTATCTTTACCCTCTTCTTCAATTAAATAATCAATATGTGGCTGTTGTTCTCTGCCTGGTCTCCATCTGTTCAATAAAGCCTGTTCGACTATAACCTTAACCCCAAACCTATCTTCAATTGTTTCTTTTGCCTTATTAATGACTTTATCATAAAGTTCTGCATTCATTCCATTTGCAATAAGCATATCTTTTCTAAAAAGATTAATAGACATGCCTTTCCAATCTTTTATGGCTCTCCAATAATCTTTAGACACTTGATTTTCTTTTGGATAGACCGAATTAAACTCGTAATCCCAATGTTCTTCATTTTGAGATAAAAGATCATTAAGAATCGTGTCAAATTCCTCTTGATTTAAAAAATTTTTTATCATTCTGTAATTTGGATTATTACTATCAGTCATTTCTTGATTAAGCATTTTTATTCCTTTTCTGTAATTGATTTAATAACTTTTGATTTTGGATACCAAGGTTCAATTTTTGCTTTAATGGTTCCATCTTTACGAAGTTTAACTATCCAACCATCTTTAATTTGGGTATCATTAAATGCCCATGCCTTTTTCTTTGGCATTTTATTCTCCCAATTTAACATTGTTGCGAGTTGGCTTAGTATTTCTAAAATTAAAAAATGATTCTTGCTGTGAAGATTTTTCATTTGTGGGCTGAGAATTATCTAAAATTCTTTCATTTACTTCATCTGCTTTTTGTGCCATTTCTGTTTCTCCATCCATTCCGCCACATTGTGGACATTGATCGCAACTAATATTTCCATTAACACATGAATCACATTGACAACCCTCATATGTTTGGGTTGGCATAATTGGATTCTCTGGCATTGGTGCATCTGCTTTTACTGTCCAAATATCTACAACTCTTTTATCATGGATTCCTGCACCAACCTGTCTACCAAAGTTCATCATATACTGTGGCTTTTTCATTCCCACTGATGGGTTAATGCTAGAAGATGGATTTGCGGGTGTTGGATCTGTAACGGTTGCATTGTAAGCAACATCCATTGGGGTATCGGACATTAATCATTCTCAACATTCTTTAATGATGCACGAAGTTGCCAACACCATTTTTGAAGGGCTGTTTGACGATCTGCTAAGAAATTTGCTACACCGTTTTGTTTTGCTTCTGTGGCAACATCAAAATACTGAATATATTTTGCAATAGCAATATCAAAAGAATCGCAAAGGTCTGCAATCATTGACATTGGATCGGAAGTAACCTGAGTTTCTGGAATTGAACTTAATGCTGCAAGGCGAGATAATGCAAAAGGAGCATATTCATTAACATCAATCATACGAATCCATTCTGCAAATGTATCAATTGAATCGTCAAGATCTTCATAAATTTCTAATAATTTTTCATGCCATTGAGGAAAATCGTCGCCCTCTACGTTCCAGTGGTATCCATGTGCTTTAAACTTAAGAGCCACTGCATCTGCTGTAAGTCCTTTAAGGGCTTCGACTAAATCGTTCATGCTTTATTATACCATAATTATCTTAGGCTATTAAAACCAATAGATGCCCCTGCCCTTGGGGTTAAAGATATGACCCTATGCTTTCTATGTTTAGGGCAATATATCATATTTCCAGGAGACAACTCAAATGTATATTGAACTTCTTCATTGTTTTCATCATAGATTTCCCAACGAGTTTTACCCTGTAATTGCCAAAAAAATACGTTATCTTTATCCATATGTGGGGCATTGTTTAAAGATTGATCTGTTGTTAAATTAATATAAATGTGTTGAGCATCACTTGGCCTAGTGTTTTTTGCTATTTTTGAAGGATTAAAAATTTTAAAAAGAACGTCTATGATTTGTGCTATTGGCTCAAGTCTATCTGCTTTTTTTAACTTAAACCCATACCCCTTATAATAATCTTGGTTAGTTTGAACCATATTATTAATATCTTGATCTAATAAAAGAAAAATTTCATCCCAAGAAAGATCAAAAGGAATATTTTGATCAAACTGAAAAGGTGTTTGGTTTTTGTATTTTTCTATATTGTTTTCGTTAATTAAAAAATTTAAATTATCCATATTTTAGAATGGGGGAGATTTTGTCTCCCCCATTTCCATACCTTACTTCTTCGCTGGTGCGTTCTTTGCTACTGCCTTTTTGACAGGAGACTTCTTGATTGAAACAGATTTAACTGCTGCTTCTACATCGGCAACTTCTGGAAGTCTTCCAAAAGCCTTATCATTTGGATTAAGTGCTCTTAGTGCTACTGGAGCAATCGCTGCAACTAGTGAATATGCAAGAGTCTTTGGATCTGTTACTCCAGACATGTATAAGGCAATTCCTGCTCCCAATACTGATCTTGCGTATGATGCTAACATTGCTTGTAGTTGTTTTGTATTCATAATTTTCCTCCTAGGATATTACGTTTGTTAGTATTGTAAAACCAATCCATAGACCAATAATTCCTGCGACTCCCGCAAAAACTGGTGGTGCTGGAACTGGCAATTTGAATGCTGCGAAAACTACGCCACATCCAAAACCTGTTAGTGTTGATAAAAAGATATCTTTCATTTTATTCCTTTTCTTTTAACTTGTTATAGTGTTCTTGACATATGTCAATTATATTAGATTCCGTTGCATATAATTTTTCTGCTTCATTGTTACAATTTAAAATCCGACAAGAATAAAAGGCTTCTAAAACCATATCTTCTGGCGATTTAAATCGAATAGTTTCCATTACCCTAGTGTATCAGATTCTTCTGACCTTTCTGGGTCTGGAAGCACAGTTTTTAGTTCTTTAAAGGCTGCAGAAATTCGTACCATTGAGTCATAATTGGGTTTAAGTCCCATTATGTCTCCATATTTGTCAAAATATACAAACTCTGGCTCTACATCTTTAACAAATTTAGCAACTACGGCCTGTGTATTTTCAATATATTTAAAGGCCCAATCACGAGACTGATTTAAAAAATTAATAAACCCTTCTTGCGATTCTTTTGAAGTAGTTTCAATAATTGATTTTTCTTCTAAACTTTTTTGTGCAATATTATCAGAAATATTTTTATCTATATATGCCTGAAATAATGCAGCAACAGAAGTTTTATATTTATTTTTAATTCTAATATTTTCTAAAATAAGAAATGTAAATACCAATATTAATAACAAATAAATAATAAAATTAATCATTTTGAATCTTCCTCCAAAGCAGTTCTTACCAACATAACCAATGCACCTTCAGACTCTAATGCTTTTTTTACTCTAATAAGATATTCCGCTGCTTCAATTTTTTGATCATGGTACATATTTATAAATTGTTTTGCATCTGCTCTTAAGGTTAAAAAATGTTCATTATCAACTAACTCCACCGTAAAATTTGGTGGTGGAGTAATTGATCTAAATGCTTTACGCATAGCGTCTGTATACATTATGACCCCATCGTCAATCGTTGCCAAATGCTAGCCCATTTAGTTTTGTCCTTATGTCTATTAAATTCTCTAGATATTTCGCCACCTTCAAGATATACAGAACCCCATATACCCCATTCTTTCATAGTAATACCCACAGAAAAACATTCTTTTATAACAGGACAAGACATGCATAAATCATCTATTGCAGGTCTTAGTAATTCATCTTCTTCATATTTGTCAAAGAATAAGTTCGTATCATAATCAAGACACAAAGCATCATCTTTCCATTTGTGCTTGTTCATGTTACCTCACATATTTATTTGGAATCTCCCAACCTTGTCGTGATGGAGCAAAGGTTCTCTTAAGATACCATTTACCCT